CTAGGTCCACTAAATAGGCTGGAATTACAAGTCCAGCGAAGTTTGATGTATCAACATCGCGACGCTCAACTGATTCTTCCTTCATATGACGTGCTAGGCGCTCTGAAGCGCTGTAATCGCCACGGACTTGTGCATTGAATGCATCACGGATGAATGAAGTTCCGTTGTCTGGGCGGTAGGTACGCTCTTCGCGTACGATTGAAGTTGAAGCCTTTGGTAGTGCTTCTGCAACAACAGAACGTGCTTCTGCTGCCTTTGCATCTGCAACTGCCTGAGCAGTTAACTTCTCAATTTTTGCATCGAGCGAACGTGATTCTGTAACGAGGGCATCAACCTTTTCGGTTTCCTCTGCTGTGAGGTCGGTGCGGTTCTCGGCGGCTACTGCCTCAAGAACTGCATCCATTTCAGCCTTCACTGCATCACGGCGCTCAATTACTTTGTCAACATATGACATTGTTTGAGTTCTCCTTGTGAGTGTTTGTAAGGTTCCGAGGTGGTGGCGATGATAATTCACGGCGCTTGCGGGTGTGAGTCTCGCTCCGACTTCGTAATCTGCTCGAATGAGCAGAAATCTATTTTGTGTTGTTAACGATTGCTTTTGCTAGACGCAAGGAAATCTTGCGCACTGCTTCTTCGCTTGGTTCGGGTAGTGGGTCAATGGCACGAAGTTCTGAAGCCTTATGTCCAACAAGGGTGTCGGTTGCAACATAACCATCACGAAGTTCGCGATAAAGACGAATTAAAACAGCAGGGTCATTTTCTTCGGCAGTGATTGTAAAGTCTGAATTAGGAACATTTATGCTTCCTTCTCTTGCGACACGAACAATTCTTCCGCGAGCAGTTCCGCCAGATGAATCCCATTCTACGAAATCGCCAACAACATCAACGGCGCGAAGAGAATCATCTTCAATTTCTTCATCATCGTATGATGCATCGTCATCATCTTCATCTTCCATATCTAACAATTCAGATAGATAGTCACGAAGTGCTTTGATGGAATCCTCATCTAACTTGCGACCTTCTTTGATGGCATCCAAAGCGTAAGCAATCTTCTGTCTGGCTTCGACTGTGGTAGTTGGGTAGGCAGGATAGGTGACAACTGAGACGTCGCCATCGGCAAGTGATACTTCGGTCAATGTGCGCTCGCTCTTATCCTTGCTCCAATTTTGACGGATGACACGGAAAGCGAAACTCATCTGGTCAACATCGCCGCGTTCAACAAGAGTATAAATGTCACGGGCTTCTTGGGTATCTGCAAGTTCTGCATCAAAGCGAAGGCCACGGTCATCTTCCATCAAATTTAATGTGCCATTCTTGGTGCGAGCCAAAGGCAAACCTTCGTGATTGATAAGAAGTCTGACATCAGGCATTTCAGTTAAAGTCTTGCGAAATGCACCAGGTGCGATTCTCTCTTTGAATGGTAGTGGCACGCTAGCGTCGTTAAAGACTGCTGCATACCCCGACAAACGCATCACCCCATCTTCTGTTTGGCGTGCTTCGACATCTTGCACCACATATGTGCGGCGTTCTATCTTTTTCATTTTGCTCCTTGAATCGGCTTCAGCATCTAGTGCATCAATTTTGCGTTGCGCCCAATTTTGCGCTCTATCACTGAAGTTGGAATCGCCGCCCCATAAAAGCCAGGCAACTAATCCTGCTCCTGGATATTCAGCGTGCGAAGGGTCACTGTTCTTCGGTGCTTGCCCATCAACTTGATGGCGGGCAAACCAAGGTGCCATTTTGCGAACCTTGTTTTCTGTAATTCTTCCTGATGCCATCTCGCGTGCTTCACGCTTTGTGCCATCAGTTAAACCATCTCCCCCAAAGCCTTCTCTTAGGTATTTCAAACCGCGCTCTGCGTTTGTGCGAATAAAAGAAGGTACAGTCAAATCAACTTGTCTTGAGCCTTCTTCTGCTTGCCATCTGTTGCAGTAATAAGCACCATCAACAAAATCTTTCCAAAGTTCACACCAAGCCTTTGTTCCTTCTTCGTTTTGTTTTGCTTCATTGTAGAAGAAGCAATTTCCACAAGCGCGACCTTCAGGAACATCATCTGCAAGTGCGGGTCGGTAATTATCAGGCAACTCCCGTTTTGCTATCTCTCCACCTGGTTCCATATCTTCTGAAATAGAAATTGCAACCATCTGGTCAATCGCATCTTGCTTTGTGTTATGACAACCAATGGTTGTATATGAACCATCTGCTTCTTCTTTTACTGCTGCCCATCCATCACAATCACTTTGATTCTCTGAGATGTAATAAGGCATTACTCAACCTCATAAACTGCTTCAGGAGATGCAGGGTCAATTGTTGAAACTGCCTGCAATTGAGTTGATGGAACACCAGTGTGTTTGATTGATGGCATATCAAGTGCCTTCAAGACTGCCTGTGGGTCAAAGCCAACTTGAACAAGTTGAGCAATGATTTCAGAGCGAAGTTTCATACCAACTTCAGGAGCATCAGCAGCATCAATGTTCTGCAATGGCACACGGTGTTGGTCGCCTGCTTCACCTAGTGGTGATAAATCTTCAACAGCGCGAACATCGTTTAGTGAAAGGAATCCTTCACGAAGTCCTTTAGTGTAGGCGTCATAGCGTTCAATTGTTGTGCCACGAAGCAGCGCATCAAGATTAAACTTGATGAAGCCATCTGATTCTGGAAGTAATGGTGAGAGTGCTTGTTCAATGCGCTCCAAGAGTGGACGCAATGAATGTTGCACGAATGAAAGGTTCTGCGCTTCAACCGATGCAAATGACATCGCGCCAGCAACAGGGTGGCCCAGTAGCGAGACAGGCACGCGGAAAAGGCGGGCTATTTCCTCAACCCCGAAGCGTCTGACTTCAAGCAACTGGGCATCGGCAGCGTTTAGTGTGAGCGGCTTGAAAGACGCTCCACCAGTTAACACGCCGATTTTGCCCGCTCTATATGGGCCAGTGTGTGTGATATTCCAATCGCGAGCAAGGTCTGAAACCTGCTCTTCTGTCATATCACCTGGCGCTTCAATAACACCACCAGGATTGGCAGCATTGCCGAAATACGAAGCAGCATAAACTTCAGCGGCCATTGCAGACCCAAGAGTTACACGGGCTGCACCAATTGGGCCAAGACCAAGAAGTTGACCAGGAAGTCTAAAGAGTGGGATGTGAACAATTTGGTTTGCGTCAAGATTAAATGAGAAGTTGCCAACAGCATCACGAACACGATAACGAACAGGCTCACCTGGTATTGGACGCTCAACTAGAACATCGCGTGGATTCAAGCAATACAGTTCAACAACATCGCCTAATTCATCCATAACTTTAAGGATAAAGGCATTGCCTTCTAGGTTAAGTGAAGCAATGATTTGTTCATAAAACTCAAGGCGTGTTGTCTCTGGGTTTGGATTATTTACCCAAGTTGGAACTTCGCCATAAACAGCAGCGTATGAGATACGGTTGCGACCACGGCGAACATAAGCGCCAAGTGGTAATGATGAGATTGTATCGCCAAGCAAACGAACGCAGGCATATACGGTTGACATACGAATTGCAGTTTCAGAATTAACATCAACGCCTGCTGGCGATGCGTATGCTGGTCTGCCTGGAATCAGTGGTTCTACAAACTGATTCTGCGCTCGCTTTTCACCTGCTGCGCGAAGTCTTTTAGATAGACTCATTGCCTGCCTTTTCTGTTCTTAATTGATACCAACCACCATCCCAAAGGGTTAGCAGTTTGCGGAAGTAATCTTCGTACTCTTTGGCGATAACATCTAGCGCATATCGGCCAACAGAATGTTCTCTAATTTTCTTGCGGTCTAGCGTTTTAACTTTTTCGGCTGCATCCATAAACTCTTGCAGCGTTCTGCAACGGTAGCCTGTCAAACCGTTGATGTTGTTCTCTGTAAATGCGCCCCAGTCAGTTGTGATAGTAGGCGTGCCACAGGCTTGGGCTTCAATAACTACATTTCCAAATGGTTCGATGTAGAGTGTTGGGGCAAAGGTTGCGATGGCATTTCCCATCAACTCTGCCCGTTGCTCTGGACCTACTGAGCCTACAAATTCGCCATACCCTGATTGCTCGCCAGGACCTGCCAAGATAAGTCTCTTGCCAAGGCGCTGGCAGACTTCTTGCGCTATCTGGTAGCCCTTGCGTTCAATAAGGCGGCCAATGAAGAGGTAGTAATCGCCTTTGCCTTCACCAAGTGGAAACATCTCTGGTTCTAAATAGCCTGGAATCACAGTATCGAAGAATTGACCATCAACTGTTGTCGGATTCTTGTGACCTGCATAGATTGAGTGCATCCAGGCATATGATTCAAAAACTCTGAACTTGCTAAATACTCCGCCATAACCAACACCGAATTCAACGCTAGTGTGGCTTGGGTAGGCATCGGCAATGGCCTTGTGTGCATATCCACCGATTAGGCAAATGAAATCTTGCTCTTGCAAATGGCCCTGCATCAGCCTAATCACATTGGCGTTAAAGATTTGCCAGTGCAGAGCGTTGGTATCAAAGGACGCCTGTGTGTAGTGGCTGTTGCCTACCGCCTGTGCGCGGCGCTCTTCTGGAATACAGGTGATGAGTTTGGTTACTGGCGCATCTACTTGCTCACCAGCGTATAAATAAACTTCGTGACCAAGACCTGTCATCATTATGCAAAAACGCCTGACCTTTTCGGTGAAGGCGCATCCTGCGAATTCTTTAGTTACTTGCGTATGTGGCAATGCCACAACGTGAAATCTCATTACATCCCCCGATGTTAGATTATGGTTGAACTTCTACCCAACTAAGTGTTGCTTCGTCCCAAACATAAATTTTGCCGTCATTTGGATAAGGTACGGGTGCTTCCCAATAATAGGTTTCAGGATTTAATGTCCAAGAAGGATAAGGTTGTGGCGCAAAAAAACCGATGCCATCAAAACCATATCCAATGCCAGCATAATTCTTACGAAATGCAGAACTGCCATCATCTCCATAATGAACACCGCCGCGAGTCCAGTATGAAGTGCGCTTTACTGTGTAAGGTGTTCCTAAAGCGTAATAGGTTTCTGTATCTAATCCATCTATTAATTCTGTTTCATCTTTGCCTACTGTTACGGCAACAACAATATTGTTATCATCTAAATATGCGTAATGCGCCATTATGACCAACTAACTGTATCTGATAAGCCTGCAGCTGTTATTGTTGAAATTTTGAATAGGCCGTTATTGGTTGTGGTTTGTGTTACTCCGCCGCTAAAAGTTGCAGTTAATGTTGAACTGTATTTAAGAATCACAATTCCTGAACCGCCTGAGCCACCGCCGCCAGCACCACCGCGACCGCCGCCACCGCCGCCGCCAGTGTTTGCAGTTCCATTAGCGCCTGTTGATGGGTCTCCTGAACCGCCATTACCACCACCGCCCGCGCCGCCAACTCCGCCAGTTGTACCTGAACCACCACCACCGCCACCAGCATAAGTAACGGATGAACCAGAAATTTCTACTGCAACACCATCTCCGCCGTGTCCATTACCATCAGTGTCGCCAACTTCTCCTGCTCCACCACCGCCACCGCCAACAGTATTTCCAACTCCTAAACCACCAGCAAAACCTTCATTGGTAGTTCCTGCACCTACTGTTCCAGGTGACCAAGTTCCAGATAATTTTTGTCCTGCGCCACCACCAGAGCCGCCAGTTTTTCCATCTCCTTGAGTTGTTGATGGATTGGTTGATGAACCACCACCGCCTCCACCAGTTGATGTGATTGTTCCAAAGACAGAATTCGTCCCATTATTTCCTGCAGTTTGACTAGTTGATTGAACTGCTCCACCTGCGCCAACTGTTACTGTAAAAGGCGTATTCAAAGCACAAATAAGTGTGGTTTCTAAAGAACCGCCACCACCTGTTGCAGTCACCGATGAACGAAGTCCACCAGCACCACCGCCAGCAGAAAGGTTTGCGTCAGGCTTACCTCCACTACCGCCACCAGCGACTACAAGGAAATCAACCCGATTTTTTGGAGGTGTGACAACTACGCCAAACCACGTGCCAACTTGATTGGCGTTGTCTGCTAATTGTGTCAGCCGTGTCTTTTGCCCGTAGCGACTCATTTATGCAATTCGATTCACATAACCGAAAATGTTGATGACGTTGGCAGTTCCAGCAAAGGCTTTAATTACCAATCCATTCTGTAAAGGAATTCCTGGGGCAATAAGAACCAAACCAGTTCCTTCTGCGTTAATAATGATTTCAATGTGTCCATCGGGTGCAGTTGCCTCACCCCACTCAAGGGTAAGTTTTACGTTAGCAGATGAAGTGTTGTGAGCATAAAGCCATACTTCATCAATGGATGAGGTTCCGCTAACGGCAGTGTGAATGGTCGTTCCCGCAGTTGCAGTTTGAACAACTTTTATCCCTTTGCCCTGTGTACTGCCGCTAAGTAGTACTTTTGAAAATGTTGCCATTGTTGTTGTTCTCCTCTATCCGAATACTTGATTTGCAATAATATTTTGGTCGTCATCTGCAACAATAGCACCCGTTGCACCCGTTGCTCCTGTTGGACCAGTTGGCCCTGTTACACCTGTTGGTCCTGTCGCACCTGTTGCACCAGTATCGCCAGCAATTCCTTGTGGTCCTGTTGCACCTGCTGGTCCTGTTGTACCAGTTGAGCCAGCAATTCCTTGTGGTCCTGTGGCGCCCGTTGGTCCCGTTGCACCTGCTGGTCCTGTTGCACCACTTGCGCCAATCGGTCCTGTAGCGCCAACATCTCCTTGAACGCCTTGAATTCCTTGTGGTCCTGTCGCTCCAGTTGCACCAACTGCGCCTTGCGTTCCTGTTGGTCCTGTTGCACCTTCAACTCCAGTTGCGCCTGTCGCTCCTACTGCTCCTGTGGCTCCAGCAACTCCAGTTGCGCCTGTTGCACCAACTGGCCCTGTTGGTCCAGTTGCACCAACTGGTCCTGTCGCTCCGACTGGTCCTGTTGCTCCGACTGGTCCTGTTGCTCCAACATCGCCTTGAACGCCTTGTGTTCCAGTAGCGCCAATAGGTCCTGTTGGACCTGTTGAACCTGTGGCTCCGATTGGACCTGTGGCGCCAACGGGTCCTGTAGGACCTGTTGCGCCTGTTAAGCCGACATTGATGAGCAATAATGCAAGGGCTTGAAAGTTGCTGAAGTTAGTTGTGCCAGTGCCACCTGATGAATCTATGATTACTGGAACGGTGCTATAACCGCCAAGGATAGTTGCTGCGGCTGTAACTTTGAATTTCTGAAAATTAGTGTGAACATCTCTGTCTTGAATGATTATGAAATCATCTGCTTTTAATAACGCAATAAAGACATCAATATCATTGCCATCAACGTCTAAGTGGTCAATGTTTAATACAGTGGCGTTGATTTGCGTTGCATTATTCCAACGAATATCGCCAGCGCCAGGGTCGCCTGAAGTTGATGATGTATCTGCGTTGTAATCAAATAAACTTGTTGAACCGCCATTGGCACCAGCAGCGCCAGTTGCACCCGTAGCACCCGTTGGTCCAGTAGCGCCAGTGGCACCAATAGGTCCAGTAGGACCTGTTGAGCCTGTTGGCCCTTGAATTGCGCCAGCATTTAACCAAGAAGATGATGTCGTAGACCAAACATATAAATCTGGACCGACAATATAAGCATCGCCTGCATTGCCTGTTGGGTGCGCCGCTTGTAAAGCAGCAAGTGTTGCATAAGAACCTAGAATAGAAATACCAGCACCTTGCGGCCCTGTAGCACCCGTTGGTCCAGTTGCGCCTGTAATACCTGTAGGACCAGTTGCACCAGTTGCACCTACTGGGCCAGTTGAACCTTGTGGACCTGTTGCACCAATTGAACCTGTGGTACCTGTAGCACCTACTGGGCCAGTTGAACCAGTATCGCCTTGAGGACCTGTTGCGCCAACATTACCTTGAGAACCTGTAGCACCAGTAGCGCCAACATTTCCTTGAACACCTTGAATTCCTTGAATACCTTGTGGGCCAGTTGAACCTGTTGGTCCAATATCGCCAGTTGCACCGATAGGACCTGTGACACCTGTTGCACCGATAGGGCCAGTTGCACCAGTTGGGCCTGTTAATCCTGTGACACCAGTTGCACCGATTGGTCCAGTAACACCTGTCGGTCCTGTTGAGCCTTGTGGACCAGTAGTACCAGTTGCACCAACTGGACCTGTAACACCTGTTGCTCCAGTTGCGCCAGCAGGACCAGTTGCACCTGTTGGACCGACGGGACCTGCAAGACCGACATCGCTTACGACAACGGTGTTTGTATCTTCGTTAATGACAACTGTATTAGACACGGGTTACCTCGCCTGCAACTGTAATTTGACCCTGAATAAGTCTTGTGACAACCCCGCCTGATGAAATCTCTAAATCGTAAACATAAAAGCCTGCATCAAGAGCAGCAGTCTGTACTGCTGTAGCTGATAAAACTAACTTACCTTGTGCGCCAGTGATAACAATGCCGCCATTGGAAGTGTTAAGTGTCAGTTCAGCAGTGTCAGAATTATAGTTCTGACGCAATTGCATCGCTGCTGTGTAGCCAGTTAGATTTATTACAGTTCCAGTGGAATCTTTATAGACAACATTCAAGTTCCAATTGGAACCTTGGTCTATTGTAAAATTGTAAATACCAGCAGTCATTACTTCTCCGTTGCCCAGACTAGGAATCCGCCAAGAGCAATTAACGCTAGCGGAAGTGAAATCATTGCAACCCCGACGGTAAAGAGCGCAACGCCAAGAACTTCAGCAGCGATTGCCCAATCTATTTTCTTCATTGTTACTCCTTACAGGTTTAGTGAAAAGAATTTTGGAACTGGCGCCTTTGCTTCAGGGGCGCTAGTGGCGCGGTCATAGCCAAAGATGCTGGCAACGGCTGCGTCAATCTTGCGCTTGCTATTTGATTTGCTAACCATTACACCGCGTGAAGATTGCTTTGTCACGCAGTTATTCATATGACGTGCCAAGCGTTCATCTCCATCGTGCGTAAAAGAAGCATTGACAACTGCTTCATAAAACTTCTGAGTTGCTGGCACCATACGTTCGGCGCTGTTTGGATATGAGACTACTGGCAGTCCTTCTTCGTCGAGGACCATAAATGTTCGCTGCCATCTGGCAGGGTCGAAAACAATTTCTCGCACACTAAAGCGACTATCGCGTGCAGTGTTGATAATGGTTTGTTCGACTTCTGCGACTGGAACGTGCCAAGTGTTGTCTGCATCGTTTGGCCTTTCCCATAATCCAACAACCATCAAGTGTGGTTTTTCTCCACCAAGTAACCAAGCAACTAA